CGGGCAAAATCAGTGATTTTGAATTTGAGGTAAACGGATGGACAGCCACGTTAAACGGTTTTGAGTATGTCGTTGACGGGATGACATACAATATCTCCGAATTAAGAAAAATATCTCCTGAAGCCGATCGAGAAGCCGATAGGCTGGAAGAACATATTGCCAAACAGTATGTGGCTTACACGGAAAGACAAAAGACAGCCCCTTATGTAAAAGCCGTAGAACAACTAATAAATAGAAAATATTGAACAAAATGGAAGATAATCACGAGTTAAGCGACCGAATACGCATCGGTCGAAGGATTGAAAATTTAAGAAAACAAGCGGGCTTATCACAACGCGATCTCGCGGCGCGTTGTGGCATAGCCCAAAGTACCGTGTACCGGATCGAAGCGGGGAAATTTTCGCCCCGACTTGACTTGCTTGAAAATATAGCGAATGCGCTCGGAAAAATAGTTGATTTAGTCTGATGGTAATTTAGGCGGGATTTGAGGCGTTGAATTACCATCAAAATGTTAAATATCTACTTTTCCCGAAAAATATTTGAATGCAAATTTGCATTCAAAGAAAAAAGTCGTATCTTTGTAGTGTAAT